AGTGAAATAGATTTAGAAAAAATGTCTGGAAAAGATAAAATTGATTTGGCTAAAAAGGTTGGTCGTGAGGGTTTAGACCAACTTGCACAAAGTAATAAAAAAGCATTTCAATTAAACAAAGCTTTTAGAATGGCTGAAGCTATAATGGACACAGCAGGAGCAGTTGCTAAAGTTTTACCTAATATACCCCTAGCCATAGCAATAGGTGCTTTCGGTGCTATTCAAATCGCTTCTATAGCATCTCAAAAATATCAAGGTCGTAGGTTAGGTGGTAGAATGAATCAAGACCAACCTTATATGGTAGGAGAAGCAGGACCAGAATTAGTTGTGCCAGACAGACCATCAAATGTTGTACCAAATAACAAACTTAGTGGTTCACAACCAGTTACAGTCAATTTCAATATTAATACTGTAGATGCTAGAGGATTTAACGAATTATTAGTAAATAGTAGAGGTACATTAGTAAATATTATAAACAGTGCAATGAATGAAAAGGGTAAAATGGCGATAGTATGAGTGGAGCATTACCAAAAACTAATTTTGTTGCAGTCAATTTACAAAGTAATCAAAAAACTTTGTTTAGTGAAACAGATAGTGGCAAGACATTTAGAAGGCAAATTCAAGGACAACATTTTAGCTTTACAATACAATATCCACCAATGACTAGAGCAGATTTTGCACCAGTTATGGCATTTGTAATGAAACAAAGAAGTAGACAACAAAATTTTACTGTAACATTCCCAAGCTATTTAAATGCACAAGGCAATGAAACTGGCACATTATTAGTCAATGGAGTTCATGCAGTTGCAGACACTACAATAGCTATAGATGGTTTTGCAGGAGATGGTGCAGGGAGATTAAAAGCAGGGGATTTAATTAAGTTTGCACATGATAAAGTTTATATGGTTGTAGAAGATGCAACATCATCAAGTAATGCTTCCACAGTAACGATAGAACCACCTTTGAGGGAAGCACTAGCTGACAATAGTTCTGTTACCTATGATTCAGTACCATTTACAGTTTATTTAACTAGTGATGTTCAAGAATTTTCAACTTCACAAACTGACAAAGATGGTAATTTATTATTTAATTATGAGTTTGATGTAAGAGAAAGTTTGTAAATGGCTAGAGGTTTAACAAGTGCAGTTAAAACAGAATTAGCCACTGGTATCATTGAACCAGTTTTGTTGATAGAATTAGGTTTTGGTACACCAGTTTATTTAACAAATGCAAGTTTTGATATAACATCTAGTGTTTCTGGTAGTTCAAGAACATATTTATCTAATGGTCATCTAAAAAATATAAGTGCTGTTAGCGAAACAAATAAACCTACAAAAAACTCACTGATTATTAGTTTGTCTGGTGTTGACCAAACTTATGTTTCAATAGCTTTAAATGAAAATATTATTAATGATGATGTACATATTTATAGAGGTTTTTTAGATACTAATTTAGCTTTAATATCTGACCCATTTTTATTATTTTATGGAACAATTAACGATTATAAAATTACAGATAATACATCAACAGCAAAAATAGTATTAACTGTAACATCACACTGGGGTAATTTTAGCAAAACATCTGGAAGAACAACTACAGACAATTCACAGCAAAGATTTTTTTCTGGTGATAAAGGTATGGAGTTTTCTGCACTTACAGTAAGGGATATTAAATGGGGTAGGTAATGGCTAGTTTAAATTTATACAATGCCGAAGTAAAAGATGTACCAAATATAATTGATTTATTGCTTACATTTAAAGAAGAAGAAGGTTTACATTTACCAAATGTAGATGAAGCTAGGTTAAAAAAATCACTTCTTACTTTTTTAAAAAAAGGGCATATAATTTTACTAAAAGATTTAGATATAGACCAACTTATTGGTTGTGCTATTTGGTTTAAAAGCACTTATTGGTTTAGTACAAGTGAATGTGTAAATCTTCATACTATTTATGTTAAAAAAAGTTTTAGAAATTTTAGATTATTAACTTTATTATTTGATTCTATAAAAAAAAGTGCAAAACAGTTACCAATTTATCTTGCTGTAACATCTGGAATAGAAATAGACCCAGTTTTTAAAAAATTAGGTTTTAAAAGTTTAGGTTCTAATTGGAGATACAATTAAATGGGAAGTATAATATCAGATATTATTGAACTTGGTGCAGACATAGTAGATGGTGCTGTTGACCTTGTAGATGATGTTATATCTTGGATAATACCCCAACCAGATATACCAGACTTTGGACAAATACAAGCAGACCTAGATGCTAGAGGAATATTAGTTAACAAAAAAAGTGCTAATGGTGCTATTCCTATAGTTTATGGCACAAGAAAAGTTGGTGGAAATATTGTTTTTTTAGAAACTTCTGGTGCTGATAATCAATATCTTTATATGGCTCTTGTTTTAAGTGAAGGCGAAATAAATGATATAACATCAATAGAAGTTAATGATAATCAAGTTACATTTACTGGAGATTTAGCAGACAATACCCAAGTTACTGTTGCTAGTAGTGATTCCAATTTTTATGATGGTGCAAGTTTGATAACAGTAGAGCCACATTTTGGTTCAGATAGCCAAAGTGCTTCAAGTTTATTGTCAACATTGAGTTCGTGGACATCAAATCATAGATTAAGAGGATTGGCGTATTTAGCTATTAGGTTTGAATGGAATAATGATAAATTTGGCTCATTGCCAACTGTAAATGCAGTTGTGCAGGGAAAAAAGGTTTATAATCCTAACTTAGATAGCACTGTTACTGGTGGTTCTGGTAGCCATAGAAAAGATGACAGTTCAACTTGGGCATATTCAGATAATCCAGTTTATCAATTATTAGATTATTTAAGAAACGATAGATTTGGTATGGGAATAACTAATAGTTATTTTGATAGCAATTTTGCAGATTGGCAAACAGCAGGTGATGTTTGTGATACTCAAATAACCCCTTTTAGTGGTGCTAGTGCTATTGATTTAATGAATAGTCATACAGTTATAGATACGTCAAAAAAAGCTATTGATAACGTAAAAGGCTTTTTAAGGGGGTGTAGAGGGTATTTAAATTTTACAGCAGGTAAATATAATATTTTAGTTGAAAGCACTGGAACAGCATCTATAAGCCTTACAGAAGATAATATTATTGGTGGTATATCTGTAACAAGTAAAAACAAAAACTCAAGATATAATAGAGTTATTGTTAATTTTACCAACCCAAGTAAAAGTTATCAATCAGATACAGCACAATTCCCACCAATAGATGAAACTGGTTTGGCAAGTGCAGACCAACATTCAACAATGAAAACAGCAGATGGTGGTTTATTGTTAGAGGGTAGATTTGATTTTTCAATGTTAAATAGCCCATATCAAGCTCAAGAAATGGCAGAAATTATATTAAGAAGGTCAAGAACTAGCTTAGATGTTTCATTGAAAGCAGATGCAACAGCATTAGATTTAGCAGTTGGTGATTTAGTAAATATTACCCATGCAACCCCAAGTTTTTCTGCAAAACCTTTTAGAGTGCAGGGAATGACCATAAACTCAGACCATACGATTAATTTGGTTCTTTCTGAGCATCAAGATAGTTTTTACACATTTGGAACTCAACAAGAGGTTGCAACTATACCAGATACAACTTTACCAAATCCTTTTTCAGTACAACCCCCTGCAAGTATTACTTTATCTGATGAATTGGTTGAATATGCAGATGGTATTGTTATAACAAGATTACTAATTACTGTTGGTGCTTCACCAGACCAATTTGTTGATAATTATGAAATTCAAATAAAGCAAACTTTAGACCCAAATGGAAATGCAGTAACTGATTCATTTAGAGAAATAGCAGTTGGAAAAATACTGGAATATCAACACCTTAATGTTATTGATGGTGCTACATACCAAGTAAGAGTGAGGGCAGTAAATACTATTGGTTCAAAAAGCACATTTATTTCTACTACAAGGGTAATAGTTGGAGGGGTTGATGCACCTAGTAATGTTGAAGATTTTGGTGTTGAATTGCATGGTCAAGACCATTTAAAACTTACTTGGACACCACCTTCTGCAAATAGTGATTTAGATATATCTTTTTATGAAATTAGATTTCAAGATGTTACAACTGGTGCAAATT